AAATAAATAATATCACCACTAGTACTAACTGTACTAGTAGCTTTACTTAATGTTTTCCAAGGAGTAGAAGAACTCTGAGCTTGAGCAGGTGTTCTACTATCATTACCTGTAGTATAATTTACATAAAATGTTGCCATAAATATTAACTAAAAGGATAACTTCTACCTGAACCTGAATTATATAAATAAGAAACTTCATTAGCGTTCAATGCCCTATCCCAAATACCAACTTCATCAATATAGCCAGTCCAATGATTATCTCCATCCTCTCTTGTACCAATACAAAATCTGTTATTAGCATTATATGTTATAGTATATGAAAATGCAACCGGAGTACATTCAGTATTATCTACATACATGCGTGCATATGTACCATCATATATACAAACAACATGATGCCAATTATTATCTGCTACATTAGTATTATATTCTACTATAGCTGAATCATTACCATTACTTCTTAAAGACCATTCAAGATAACCAGTTGTTTGCATCCTAACCAAATCCCAACCATCTCCTGTCCAATGAAAATTGCCAATAGGAGATTCATAATTACTAGTAGTATTAGTTTTAATCCACAAAGACACTGAAAAAGAAGTAGTAAATTTAAAATTATCTACTTTACCTATATATTGATCAGGAGTAAATTGATAAGACGTACCTACTATACCTGATTGATTAACTGTAGCTCCTTGAACATTTAAATTTTGATATCCCATAGAATCAATAGCAGAATTAGCTAATGTTTCGTCTAATTTCCAATAAGATACTAAACCATTAAATAAGCTTCCTAATACTAAATCAACTTGTCTAAAAGGGAACATAAATTGTACACCACTATAGGGTTCTATATTTATATTATATGCTATCCATGCACTAGATGCAGACGTAAATGGTCCTGGATCTAAATATAGTCCTGTGTATTTTCTATAACATCCAGATGTAGATACGCCTGTAGAAGTACCTGCAGAAGTTGATAAAGAAATAAAATCAGTTGGAGCAGAAGAAGCAACTGTTGTACCATCTGCAATACCTACAGCCAACCATAAATAATCTTGAGAACCATTATAACCATTATTAGTAGGAGGATCAAAATTAGTACTAGTACCAGTAGAACTACTAACGCTCACTATAGCATATATAGCAGCATTATTATTTGTACCAGTTATAACATATACAGAATGACAAGATTGTTCAGGTGAAGATGTATTAAATTGTAATAATTCTGAACTACTACTAGCTATTTTGTCTACCACAATAGAAGACAATGTAGTACCATTATGAGCAGTAGCAGATATACCAGTCCAACTATTACCACTATAATCTGTATCCACAGTTATAGTAGGATTACCATCTACACCAAATATAACTACTATTAAATCTCCTGCAGAATGCCTAGGTAATACTATAGGATGAGAAGTAGAATCAGATGTATTTACACCAATACCGGTAGATTTAACCAATGGAAACGCCATATTATGTAATTATATAAATTGAAGTTGAAACACCACTGGTAGAAGACCCCCAACTATGACCATTAGTATTACTAAAATATAAGTAACCTATGGCCGGAGCAGATATTTGAAGATATTGACTAGCCCCAGTAGAAGAAGTATTAACGGTCAAGTTAACACCAGATAACATTACAGAGCCACTAGTAAATGCATTACTACTAGCAGTATTACCTAACGCAACTCCAGCACCACCTTCTGCAGTTACAGCAACAGAAGCAGATACAGTAGTAGATATTCCATTAGTAGATGTACCAAAGGTAACACCATGGGCATTACTAAAATATATATTACCAGATTTTTCTGCTAAAGCTGTAATAGTAGTAGATGAACCAGATGTAATTGCACCAAATGTAATATTATTACTACTTACATTACTAAAATATACGTTAGCAGAAGGAACAGTAGTTATATATGCTGGTAATGATACAGACAAACCACTACTAGCAGATGTCATACCGATACCACCAGTAATTGCTACACTACCATGTGAATGATCAGTAACAGCATAATCATGTGTATGAGCTCCAGCATATGTAATAAATGCTGGCATACCTAATGTCAAACCATTACTAGCTGAACTATTTGTAAGTAAAGATCCTGTTATACTAGAAGTATATATACTACCATGTGTGTGACTACTATATGTATTACCTAAAGATAATGAATTATTTGCAGTAAGTTGATATACACTTGAAAATAAACTAGTGGCAGATGTATGCTGTAGTACTGAACTAACAGCTGTAAGAACATAATTATTGGATAACCATGAAGCAGTAATACTGTTACTTGTTATACCAAAGGATATACCATTAGAATTAGCAAATTCACCAGTACCGCTAGTAATAACAGATGCACCACTACCCTTAATTGCTACACCAGCAGGAGGTATATTTAGTGATAAACCACTAGTATTCAAAGTCATACTACCGCCTGTGATAGCACTATTTATGCCAGCAAATGCCGTGCTAGCATTACTAACCATAGCTGTAGTTAAATATGTAGGTATGTTAATTGATATACCAGATGTATTAACAGTCATTGACCCATTAGTAATAGCTGAATTTAAACCTACACCAGCAGCTACAGCAACATCTATTGATATTCCAGATGTGTTGGCTGTCATACTACCACCGGTAATAGCTGTATTAAGACCTATACCAGCAGCCTGATCAACATTTAATGATAGACCAGCACTATTATAAGTCATAGAACCACCAGTAATAGCAGATCCTAAACCAGCAAAACTACCTGTAAGATTAGCAATACTATCAGAATAAGTAGGTATATTTAAAGAAATTCCCCTACTATCAGCAGTAAGTGAACCATTAGTAACAGCAGTATTAAGTCCTATAAAATTACTACCGGCATTACTAGCCATAGCAGTAGTCAATAAATTAGATAAATTTAAAGATAAACCAGAACTATTGGCTGTCATTGCTCCATTAGTAATAGCTGTATTTAAACCTATTGCATCATTACTAGATCTAGCAGTAGTTAAAAATTCAGGATATACTAAACTCATACCATTAGAATTTAAAGTAGCTGCTAAATTAGTCCCAGCTGAAGTACTACCTGTAGAAAATCCTGTCCCAACGGCACCACTACCACCGCCAGCTGTAGCATATACTGTTACAGTATTACCATTTTGAGATAGTGTAATTATACCTCCACCAGCTAAAACAACACTACCAGTTGATATACTAGCTCCAGTACCAACTGTATTACCACCTAATGCTATCTGTTTAATTCCTTCAGAAACTGAAAATACAGCACCATTGCTTGAAGAACCTACTACAATATTACCTAATACAGTAACATCACCATGTGTATGATTTGATAAAGCGGCTGTAGTTAGATATGCAGAAGAACTTGCTAAAGGTATGTATAAATCATTGTGTGAATGCCAACTAACAGCCGCTGTAGTTAAATATGCTGGTACACTCATACTTAGTCCATTACTAGCAGAACTAAATGATAAGTTGTTACCTGTTTTACTAGCAGTATAAATAGCTCCGTGTGTATGACTAGATACAGCACCAAGACTAGTATAATCAGTATGACTATGATCAGATAAGGCGGCTGTAGTTAAATAATTACCTACAGACAAAGTTAGACCATTACTAGCACTAGTCCCAGTTAAATTATAACCTGATATATCACCATGTGTATGAGTTAATTGAGCATAATCTGTAAGATTAGTAACATATGAAGTAATTTCAGATGCTACAAATCCGGGATCTCCTTTATCTCCTTTAGGACCTCTTAAACCCCTACCATCTATTAGTATACCAGGAACATATTTTCTAGATCTCATATGAAGATTCGTTAATTAAAAGTCTTTCTAAAGTATATAATTGAGATATTACAGAATCTCTCCTACTAACAGGATCTGTAACTAATATAGCATCTAAATAAGTATTAGTAAATATAGCAAGCAATACTCCATCATCTATATATCCTTCATACTCGTACGAAGTAGTCATTTTTCTAAGTGTTTCATATGTACTATTTTTAACTTTACCATATACTATAATACTTTCTTCTGTATTACGATATGTACTAAGTCCATAATCATACATATAATTTATTTTATATATTCCATCCGGAAATACATCGCTTGATGTACCCATAGCTATTCCACTAACTTTTAGCATGGAACAATCTAACGGAAAAACTAAATCCGTAATACTTGCAAATGGACCAAATTCACTATATAAATCTATTGTATCATATACTGTTTCTATACCATCTGATGTAGTTATGGTGATATCTAACTCAAGTGTATGTGTACCACCACTGGCTACTATGCTTGTATATACTGGATTAGGAGCACCCCAACCAGTTACTGTACCAGTAGATACTTCACCACTAGTGTCTGTTATTGTTAACAGTTTGTTATCATTGCGTTCAACAACTTCAAATGCTAAAGTTAATGCCATGTTTTTATATTTTAAATAAAAAAGGCGAGGCTTTTAAACCCCGCCTCTTAATTATAATTTTTATGAGATTATTTAAACTACATAACCTACATAAACAGTAGGAGACCATGTACGAGCAGCAGTGCCAGAACTAGCCTGGACGCTAAGTACAAGTTCACCTCCTGTAGATACATTCATACCAGCCGTAGAAACTAAACTAGGAATGTATGGAATTGTCTGAGCAGCAAACTGTGAAATTCTCATTGTAGAAATGAGAGCAACAGCTCCAGCCCTAAGATCAATTGTAGCAGAATCATTAGAATGTACTGAACCCAGTGCATCCCTATCAATAAAAGTAACCCCTGTAACAAGTGCATTCGTAGGAATATATACCCCAGATGGAATTGCTTGTGTAGCAGCGGAAGAAAGAACCGTAAAGTCAGCTTTGACAACTCTAGGGTTCATAAATTCATTTATATTATTTGCCATGTCTTTTATCCTCCAAAATTATACAGTTACACCATTAAAAGCACCAGGGCAAGAAGCCATCCAAGGATTCAACTGAGCTAATACGCTAGCTTCCTGTGTACCACTTGAAGGAACAACGAAAGCAATAACAGTTGTCAAAGGAGCCTGCTTAACATACTGATTGTCAGGAGAAATATATGATTTATCATGTTCAATAACAATAAGATCATATGTTGTACTCTTAACAGTTCTCACAGTTGGAGTAATTACTGGGTATGCTGTAAAATTAGTAACCCCTCTATAAGGAAGAGCTCTTTTTTCCATATCCCTAATTTGCTCCCATGTACCTGAACCATAATTAGCTGGAGTACTACTTAGAGTACCTCCAACTTCCTGCCAATTACCATCCGAATCAATGTAATTTATAAATGATTCAAATTCAACCATTTTAAATTCTTCAAGATCATTAACACTTGTTGTACATTCAGGAATAGGTTTACCTGTAAGAATTAGAGTAGTAGTAGAAGAAGAAGCAACTACTCTAGCACCAGAATGAGCATTTATTCTTGCTTGTAGTAGATCAACAAGATTTGTATCACAGTCTGTACCATCGGCAATAACTCTATAAGTCTGAGTAAACTGTCCAGGATGTTCATTCATATCTTTATAAATAATCCTAACAAAATACTCAGTACCACTAACAGGAGTTACTGAAGACAATGCCCAAGAATCAATTTGTTCTGATTTAGCTTCATATGAGATACCAGTATATTTCTTTACAAGTCTTCCTTCAATTGGATCAGACATTATAAGACGTCTGTTACTTGTATAAGATGTACCGGCCTCATTAACATAAGTGTAAGTGTCGCCAGTTCCTTGACAAATATAAATAGTATCAGAATCGGCAATTGTAGCACCGGCTGTCAATACTTCAAAATTCTTGTCCAGAACAACGACCTCACCATCGGCAAGGCCCGTTGAAGCAATAGTCGTGGTGATGGTTGCACCACCCACAACTTGAGCATCCCGGCTAATATCCTTACCGATTAATAGTTTATTTGTCCTTTGTAACATAAAAATGTTTTTAATATTAATTTTTATTTGAAGATTTTAGAGCTTCAATCTCTTTTTGTAAATATTCCTTTTTAGATATTTCTGCTATTTTTGGCATATTATTAAATTATTATTCCATTACAGACATCTCTTCATTATAAGTCTGTAGTCTAGGTTGTTCCACATTTTCTAAAGCTAATCTAACTGCTAATGATACTATCTCATCATGAGTGTGCTCAGGTAAGTCAGTATTTACAGCAGGAGAATAACTTACGGTTAATGGAGCTTTTATATACCTAATTTTAGCATTACTTATTGTGTAAGTGCCATCTGTAATGAATTCTATTGTGTTGTTATAAAACAACCTAAGGGGTTTTGCTTGATTATAATGCAATATATAAGAAGAATATGGATTATCCAATTCAGCCCTATATTCATCTGCAGTTACTTCTGTTACACCAGTAACAATAGCACTTACAGCACCTGGCAACATCAATTCAACCTCTTCTCCTAACGACAACCAATAAGGATCCGTTAAGAATTCAGTATTATTAAACCCATCGACTAAAATATAGCCATTCGATTTAATACTTTCTGTAGTTGTGCAAGGAACGGTTACTTCCCTGACTAATGTCCTTAAATCATCTATTCTTTTTTGCGTCTGTTCAAAGCCCTCTTTCTTTGGATTCATACCACTATAACGAGTTTTAACAAACTCTCTAATAGCCCTATTTAACCAATGGTCTATTTCTATAGAAGTAAAATCTGGATACTGTAAAGAATTAACTTTATCTAATTCCAACCTAAAAGCAGTATGCATTTGTAATGTAGTCATACTATGACATCATTTCTATATCACCCAATTTATTAATATCTATAGCCTCAGAATCCTCGCTTCCAGGAGCACCTGGAAGTAATGTAGGCTTCTTAACTTTTGGTTTACCAGTAGATTCTACTTTGGGTTTGGGTGGTACATTAAGTTTTTGTACATCCTCTTCAGGGGCTTCATGCTGAACAATAAAGTCTTTTGCATCAATTCCTGCTAATATAGCCAAGCGTATATCTTGATTCTTAGGGTTATTCATAAAATCTATAACTTCTGTTAAACTATACCCTATGATATCACTACCAAATTTATATATGTTTTTATTCTTACGTATAACATTTTTAGAAACAGCCTGTTCAATAATAACCTGAATTTCTCTATCTTTATTATTAATCCACTTATCAAGAAAAGCAATAGGATTAGATTCTACTATTTTAAATAGTTCGTTTTCTACTACTTCACTACTTGAGTTTTCAGAATTATGCCCAAATAACCTAAGACATTTACGCATATCTGTAAGTGATAATTTCCTAAATTCAGATATAGCATCTACCTTAGATTTATTGAATAAGTTTTCACGTTTAGCTTCCTCATCTTTATTTATAAGTAAATAATCGGCAGTTGCTTTACGTTCAAACATTGAAGTTTTAACTCTTTTATGGCCTTTTAAAAATATATATTTAATTTCATCTATAGGATCTTCAGTCTCTAAATATATATCATCTGAACCAATACGGACAAAGAAATTGTCCCAATAAGTAGAATTAGGCATTAAATTTAAGCCTAATTTGCTCCCAAGTCTAGAAACGTCTTCTGAAGAAAGACCAGTATACCTATTACCAGAACGTGTAAAATAGGGAGCTATATAATCATAACAATTTTTATATTTCACGATATTAAGCCATGGATGCCTATTTATCGGTCTCAAAATTACTCTCATATTTCTATGGTTTAAAATTAACAATTAAGTGAGTAGGGGGATTATCCATCCCCCAAATCACACTTATAATATTACCTCGGAATAAACACCGGTGACAAATCCGCATCACATATGAGCTCACCGGATGTAGTTGGATTACCAAGCATAAGTCCCTGTTCTGACAGGAAATGTACTGAATATCCATCTTTTGCATTCGACCTAAGAGTAGAAGCGCTTGTAGCGAATCCAGCTCCAGGAGCGAGCGAACCACCTGTATACCACTGAACGAGTTCACGTCCTTTTCTAACAACTTTTCTGAGGTTAGCTTCACCGTCACGTTTTCCAATATCAACTATTGTAATACGATACGATTCAAGAGGCCTACCTGAAACAGGATGAAGTTTCCTATTATGAATAGGATCGTCATATATGGGAAGGTGTTTAAGTGTAAGTTCAACACCGTTAAGACCCTTATATGTAACAAACTGTCCACCAAGAGTTAGATTCTGACCAGTACCCGTTACAAATACTGTATCAATTAAATCATACCCAGAAGCTTTTTCTCTTAATACTCTATCAAATTCACGAAGACCCATTTCACCTGAGAAGGCAACAAATTTACGTTCGCCCATTCCAAGGAGATTATAAGACAAATCTGATAAGAAAGTATCAAGAAGCTCAAGTGTCAAAGTGGTATAATAACGCTTATTAGCCGGAGCAATCTGCTCAAGCAAACCTGCACCAATATAAATCGGGCGACCGTTAGTACCATACAAACCAACTGTTCCGTCGGCTGCAACACTACTCTTCTGATATACCATCATTCTATCAAGTCTTTCATACCACTGACGAAGAGCTGTCCACTCCTGCCAAGTAGACCAATAATAGGTCTGCTTTTTAGTTATAGGATCTCTCATCTGCATAACCATAACTGATGCAAAAGCATCACCGGTTATATCGTATGATAGACGCAATGTTGTAAGATAGTTGCGAGCCCTGAAAGGAGTCTGGTAATTAACTATATCAGCTTCTTCTGAGTAGTCTTCATAAGCAGAACCAAGTCTACTTAATTTACAACCAACAGCAAGAAGTGATGGAAGTATATACGACTCTTCTTTCCCGTCTGCAACAACTACCGTGTACACGAAATCGGATCCGTCCTGATAGGGTTCACCAACTACACGTACCTGAAAATCTTTATCGTCAAACTGCAGAATAGCACCTGGGCCAAACCATTTTTCACCAACCCATATCTGAATAGGTGATCTGGAAATACCAGGAACATCTGTATCGGAAATTGTAGCACCATTCCATTTAGCATCTTTAATAGGAATAGCACGGTCATGCTCTATCATCAAATCCCACTGATAACTATTAGATTCAATAGTCATAGTGTTACCAATACCATTGGTGATGAAGTCTATGACATTACCCTTATCATAAATTCCAAATATATATGATATAATTGGAGATACTCTATGAGGTTCTGACATAAGAGCATTGGCCAGCATCTGTTCATCTACTAAGCCACTAAAATATTTGGTACGATAAAGAACTAGACTGTTAAGAATATTGTTCTCCATTACCTTACTTAAAATTTTAAATTATTATTTATTAATAAAATATACCTTTACCAAAATCACCTAAAGAACTTCGACTAGACTTGCCTTTTGAGTTGTCATTGTCACTATCTACAGTTTTATTACTCCTAGCTTTAAGTTTATCTCTTAGAGTCTTATAGGCATCGGCGTCTCCCTTGTTACTATTATTGGTTTGTTTAAACTTATTTTTGTTTTTAGCAAAAAACGCTGACTCCAATATATTATATACGTCAGACCTAAAATCTTTCTGGTACTTAGTAGTTCCATCCGATTCTGGTGCAAACGCATATTGTAATAGTTCACGCTTTTCTTTTTCTGAAATAGGGAAACCCCTAAAATCTGATATATTCTTTATAGTTTCATTTACGTTTTCGTAGAACTTTTGTTGCTGTTTTAGAGCCTCCTCTGCATATTTTTTTTGCTTCTCTAATAGCGATTGTTGATTTTGAATATTATGTTCTTTTAATAATTCTAAGGCATCTTCGGCTTCTTCCTTAAGTGTCTCAGCCTCTTCATACCTAGTAATAATCTTTTTTATCTTATCTTCTTTGTATCCTTGATTGATTAAATTTTCTCTAATGATAGCTCTCTGATCGTAATCTTTCTCTAAATCAATCGCTTCTAAATCAAGTTTATTAGAATACAATTCCTTATAAAAATTTTTTAAATCACCACCATTTCTAACAAATTCATCATATTTTTCTACTTCTTCAGAAGCATAAGTTGGTTTAGAATTTTCATTGATTATCTCTTTCATTAACTCAATAACCTCTCCGGTGTTTTCAAATTTAACATCTTTAAAGTCTTCATCAATTCCAAGTTCTTTAACTAATTGACCTGCAAAGAAAGAACTTATTTCAGTTTCATACTCGTTATCTTCATCTGTCTTATTATCATCTGCCTTATTATCATCTGTCTTATTATCAACAGGTTTATTAGATTTATTATTTATATCTACTTTGTCATCCTTTTTAATAGGCTCAATAGGTTTATCTTCCTTTTTAGGTTCTGGTTCATTTGGTTTTTTATCGTCTTTTAGAGGGGGTTCATCGTCACCACTCATTTTTTTCTGCAAATCATCAGGATCTATATCCTGGTACTGCACCTTTTCATCACCATCTGGTTTGAGTATACCATCTTTAGGCCCTACTAAAAAATTAGCCAGCATATCAAATCCTTCAAGTGGTTTTATATTTTTTTCTGCCATAATTATTTACTACTTTTTACAATCGGTTTGTTTGCCACCTTTTTCTTAATGGCAATTTCTTTTTCTTTTTGTCTCTCAGCTACACGATTAGCTCTAATTTGTTCAGTTAATTGTTTTTCTTTTAACTTATTGTCAGATCTTTGTTTATCTCCCTGTAACTGTAATTTTAACATTTCCATACTATTGTCTTTAACTTCTGTATCTATATCTGATTCATTAAAATCATTATCTTTAGATTCTGCTTGAATCAAAGCTACATCTATAGCAGTTTCCGCTTTACGTATAGAATCTTCTTCTTTTATCCTATTATCTTCAGCTTTATCTTGACTTATCATCTGCTGTACTTGAAGCTGTGTCTGTTGTTCTCTATTAGCTAATTCTTCCTGTTGTTTAGCCTTACGCTCGTCTATATCGGCCAACTGACGTTTAATTCTAAGAATACTGTCTCCAGTAACAACTTCAGCTGCTTCTAACATTGTAGCACCATTCTGAGCAGCATATGGAAGCAAACTCTTAATTCTTTCAATATCTTGAGTTTCTTTAGTAGAATCTATAACAAATACATCCAAATTTGCATATAGAAAATCAGACGTAAGTTCACTAAATACTCTGGACATATCAGGCAATACAAAATGTAAAGTCTTTTTATTACTATTACCCCATGCATATTTTGATACATCTAACAACATATTTAAACATCTACGTTTAACTTGATTATGTTTCCAAAATAATGGTTCTGTAATATGAGAAGATTGAATAATGGTTTGCCGTACGTTACCAACAAGTTCATCTTTCTGAATCTGTCCTTGCCTCTGTCTAGACACCCCAGATACTTCACCTATCATATCCTCTATCTTTGCCATAAGCTGAATATACCCAGCTATAACATTTGACATACTCAAATCAACAGAACTAAATTGATTAAAAGAAGATGGTTTACCTCCTTCACGACCTGGTATATCCCAACCTTCTTCGTATGGATTAAAAAATACAACTCCTAATGCAGATAAGTAATGTAAAAATTTTTCTGTAGTAACACCCATTGATTTAGGTATCTGAGTAATATCCATAACTAAAGCCTTGCCCTTATCCCTAGCCAAAGCTATATCAAGTCTATACCATAATACCAAATACATATACTGAAGTGGTTTCATTATCTCAAGTAATGATTTACCTCTTGAATTAGTATTACTATATACTGCACCAGTATATGGTATCTTATTATCATATAATGCTTCTACTGATTGATGCTGAAATTCTACAGGTTGAATACCAAAATATATATCTTCACCAGCTCTATAACCTTCCCACTGTTCAGTAACCCATTCCCATTCAATTTTATCTTCAGGGGATTTTTCATAATTTTCATCAATCATTACTACTTCTTCTCCACCGTTTTCAGTAGTAATAGTAAGAAATCCTATTTTTTTATAAGATGTCCACACTACATGATATACCTCTAATGCATCTTCTATCTCTTCAGCATTAAGTAAATTAGCATTAAAATTACTTGTCCAAACAATTCCTCCTGTAGGTGCTTTAGCACTGGTGGTATCTCCTCTGACCATTTTGAGAAGATTATCCAAATCTTTCTCTTCTAATTTATTATACCATCTATCATATATACTAGAAGGAGTCATATACATTAATCTCTTAAACCAAGTAGACTGATCTATAAATTCTACTTCCTGGGATCTATCATAATCGCAATACAAAGGATTAACTCTTTCAAATACTGGTTCACCATTTAATATACCTACATAATATAGTTCTTCACCAGCAATTAATGCATCTTTCCAACCTTTAAGAAATTCATTAGTAATATTTAATTTTTCCTTCAAATAATTTAGTGCATTAAAAGCAGTATCTTCAGCTATATTCTTATAATTAAATTTCATATATCTTTGAATATCTGCTAAATAATTATCATCTTGAACATCAGTATTTATAGTATCTATTAAATACTTAAGTATCATTTGTTTATACTCATTTTGCATTCCACTCACTGCTTCATCATTAGTTTGTATAACTTTGAAAGTGAAAGGGCGCTTACTTTCTTCTCCTAGCAGTAGATCTATTTTAGGCCTAATAATATTATAATTCTGCATTTTTGATGGGAAACTATCTCCAATATTGTATGGATCAGTTACATGCTTAAAATCATTCTCATCAAAATTACTATTATATAAATCATATGATATTTTCATTCTACTTTTGCGATCATATCCATCTATAACAGGCCCAGTAGGATTTTTAGCAATAACAGCATCTACACATTGCTTTTTCCATTCCTCTGTTTTCTCTCTCAAAGGAACTTTCTGTACTGGAAAAACGTTGCTTTCGTATTTCATTTTTAATTATTTATAACCAACCTATCTTGTTCAACTGCCTAAATAACGGTTCAGAAAATAACCATCTTGATTTGTCATACTCCTTTTTACCCTTTACATGCACATGATATAACTCTTCCTTATAAATCATTATCATCATATATGCCATTACCCTATCAAAGTTACCATCCTCGTTATATGCTATCAATTCTTCCAATAAAGGTTCTGAAAAAATTTTAGTTAAGTTTTTTGCTCCTGGAGCATACTCTTCATTAAGCCAATCCCTAATCAATCGTTCACCCCATAATTTAATTTCTTTATTCATATGTATCCCTTTTTTACGGGATACTTTAGTATTTTGTATAACATCATTTATAATGTCTGGTTGATCTGCTAATAAATATTCTTCATGCTTTTGAGTAAAATAAACATATAATCCCTTTTTCTCATTTTCATATAAAGCTTTAGCATTATAATATTTTATTAAACGTCTGCATATTTCATAAAATTCTTCTGCTGTATCTGGCCTACCTGTATATTCAGCAACAGGAAGATCATAATAAGATTCAAAATTTTGAAATCTTTTATATATTATAATAGAACCCAAAGAATTAGTAGTAGATTGATCAAAATCATA